CTCTCTTTGAGCTTCTCCGCCTCCTGCGCGAGCAGCGCGTTGGACTTCACGCGCTGGCGGTTCGCCTCGATGACCGCGCAGACCTCCTGCTCCTCCGTCATCGCGGGCAGCACCCGGCAGAGCACGGTGGAGAACTGCTTCGCGACGGCCTCGTCCCGGTTCGCCGAGAGCAGCCGCAGCGCCGCCATGCGGCTGTGGCCGGAGATCAGGCGGTACTTGCCGTCCGCGTCCGGCACGACGGTCGGAGGCTCGAGCAGGCCGTTGGCCTGGATGGACTCCATCAGCGCGCCGAGCGCCTGATTGTCGGGCCGCGGGTAGAAATTGCGCGGATTGTCGAGGATGTCGCCGACCGGGATCTCGCGCGTCATGCCCGAATCGGGCAAATCCACATTGTCGGGCAATGTCTTGGCGAACGCGGAAAGGTCAAATTTCTTGCCTGCCATGCTCACACCTCCTCCATCAGCTCGCGGGCGAGGCTGCGGTAGTCGATCGCCGCGCTGCTGCGCGGGCTGTAGGTCCGCAGCGGCTCATGCTGTCCTGTGCTCTCGGGGACCTTGTTCGAGCGCCGGATCGCCGTGCGGTACATCGGCACATGGCGCTCGGTCAGGAGCTGGGCATACGCCCGCACGACCTCGTCTTTGCGCGTCTGCGTCATCAGCACGCGGGCCTTGATGCCGCCGTTGGCGTTGGTGACGCGCCGCACCTGGTCGAGGACGGAGAACGCGCCCTGGATCGAGAAGGCATCCGCCTGCACGGGGATCATGACCTCCTGCGCCGCCAGCAGGGCGGCCACGCTCGAGACCGTGTAGCCCGGCGGGCAGTCGAAGATCATCCAGTCCGTCTCGCCGTCGTCTGCCGCGGCCTCGGTGAAGTGGCGCAGCGCCTCCGGCAGGCTAACGCCGTCCCGGATGGCGTCGAGGTCGAGGCTATACAGGTCTGAGCTGCTCGGCAGCAGGTCAAGCCCCGGGCAGACCGGCACCAGATTGTCGCTCCAGACCGGCTCGCTGAGCCCGCACAGCACGTCCGCCGTGGTCGCGAGGTCGGCGACGTGCTCGGCCACCTCGGGGAAGTAGCCCGTCAGGTTCGCCTGCCCGTCGCAGTCCACCAGCACCACGCGCTGCTTGTGGTCCGCGGCGAGGATGTCGGCGAGGTTGTAG